TACGCACAGATGGTCAAGAATGACGACATCGACTTTATCCCAGACTCAGAGGGCAACTTGGTAATCCCAACGTACCTCGGTCTGCGCGTTATCGTTGATGACGGCATGAACGTCGAAGCAGGCGACACCGACGGCTTCAAGTACACCTCAGTGCTCTTCGGCGCTGGTGCATTTGGCTTTGGCGTTGGCAGCCCTGAAGTGCCTGTTGAGATCGAGCGTTATGCCGATCAGGGCAACGGCGGCGGTATTGAGACTCTGTGGGTTCGCGAGACCTACGTTCTCCATCCGTTCGGCTTCAAGGCCACTGGCACGCCTAGCAACGGCATCAGCTACACTCAGGCAGAGCTTGCTACTGCCGGAACCGTGGATCGCGTTATTGAGCGGAAGAACATTCCGCTGGCGTTCCTCGTCACCAACTAAAGCAGTTGGTAAAAGGCTAGCCCCTCTTCGGAGGGGCCATGCCTCCTAACACATAAAGGGGTTTTATTAGATATGGCTAATAAAGATGGTTTAGAACCAAACAAGCCAGTCGATTTTGAAACACTCCAGCGCGTAAAGCGCGAGCAACGAGAGGCTGCTAAGAATGCCAAAGCAGAACCCAAAAGTAAACCCAAACGCCGAACTCCCCGGACTGAGGACGTTCGCGAAACCGGGCAGCCTAGCGTTTCGAGTGTACTACGCACAGAAGAGACGCAAGGATCGAAAGGAAGCTAACGAGCCTTAAAATATGACTTACACCGTCGACCAATTCGGGCCAAGCGATCTGCTTAGCAGCAAGAAGCTAGACACTCGCCGCATTAAAGTATCAGAAGGCGACACATGCTTTTACGAAGGTCGTCAGTTCTACACGTTCAAAGAGTTTGACATCCCGAACAACAGTAGCGAGACAATCAAGGTTGTTGCTCAAGGCGACACGATTGTTCAGCAGTTCGGCGCATCACTCCTCATTGGCGGGCTAAGGATTGAGTTAGTAGTAGGCGGGACGGAGCAATCTGCTTTTACAGGAAGCCTGCCTACGCTGCAAGCTAACAACACTAGCGTAGCCCCAGACAGAGCAGCAACAGTCAGCTTTGATAACGGTGGCGACCACACTGGTGGAGATGTAGTTGATCTACTGCTTATGGATGCAGGAGCTGATCGTGGGAATCGTCAACCGACGCAGAGCAATGCTACAGAAGATTTGCTTTTAGGTTTTGCCGCAGGGACTTTCTACATTCGACTGACCAACACTGGCAACGAAGATTGTCAGGGCGTATTCCGAGCAAGATGGGAAGAATTGTAATGCCTTTAGAAGTTGGCAAGCGCTATCGAGTAGCAGGTCGCATTGTAGACATTGTTGATTCAAGGGCAGCAGGAAAGAAGAAAGCCGCTATTACATCAGACGGCAACAGAATCAACTTTGGGCAAGCAGGCGAAGTAGTGCAGCCCGGAACACCAGCAGGCGATAACTACTGCGCTCGGTCAGCAGGAATCCAATCAGGCCGCGATCTAAGTGCTAACGATCTTTCACGCGCCGATTGGCACTGCAATGGCACGAGCAGCCGAGAAGAAGGCCCAAGCCCACTAGGAGAAGACTGAGATGCCTGTACAGCGTTGCCAGAAAGATGGGCGCCGAGGATGGAAGTGGGGATCAACAGGCACTTGCTACGTCGGCAGAGGAGCTAAGGCTCGTGCAGAAAGGCAGGGGCGGGCAGTCCGAGCAAGCGGTTACAGAGGATAAAAGATGGCATACGTAACAGACTCAGAACTGAACACCTACGCTTCTGACCGTGGCATCACTATCAGCGGCACAGCTAGTCAACTACTAACACTTGCACACGATTACATCGAGAGCCTTGAGTTCATCGGTGAAAAGACACAAGAAGATCAGCCAGATCAGTGGCCGCGCGATGATGCATACGTTGACGGTGTTGAACTAGACAACACAATCGTCCCCGAGGGTATCAAAGAGGCAGAGATTCAGACTGCCATTGCTATCGACCAAGGCAACAGCCCTTTTGCCACTGTAACGCCCGGAATCAAATCAGAGCGCGTTGACGTACTAGCAGTTGAATATCAGGACGGCGCAGGCAACCGTAGCTTCGATCCGATGGTTCGCTTAAAGCTGCGTAAGTACATCCGCGCATCAGCAGCGAGCACCAATGTGCTGAACGTGAGCCGCGCATAAGATGGCAAAGTTTGATTACAGGGCAAGTAAAGCACTAGCAGATAGGTTGCTAGATCAGTTCGGTGCTACCCGGACTTTTACGCGTGAGGTCGGATCAGTATTCGATCCTTCTACTGGCAACGTAACAAACCAGACAGAGACATTCAGCGCATCAGTTGTTTGGCTTGCATTTAACAAAAACGAGATCGACGGCTCATTGATTAAAGAAAGCGACGCACGACTGCTAGTCAGTGGCGAGCTAAAAGTAGGCGATGAGGTTGATCGAGACGGCACTACTTGGCGCGTTGTGTCTACTAACCCGCTATATCCAGCAGAGACGCTAGTTTATACAGAAGCGCAAGTAAGGGAGTAGAGGATGTACAGCATCAGAGACGTAAGCGCGACACTAGACACGCATCTAGCGCAGCTTCCCAATGCTCCAGACATCGCTTGGCCTAACTTCGCTTTTACAGCGCCAGCAGAGACTTATCTGCGAGTGAACAACCTGCCAGCTAACGGCGAGCTTTACACTTTTGCTTACGCACAAGATACGCCGGGTGTTTATCAGGTAACTGTTGTCTCTGACCTACAACAAGGCGCAGGAGAGGCAGAAAACCTAGCAGATGCAGTAGCTACCCACTTCAGGGTTCAAAAGCTCTCAGATGTCTTTATAGAAGCTATTAACGTAGCACCTGCTGTAGTTACAGAAGATACTTACGAAATACCAGTCTCTATTAACTGGAGAGTGATCGCCTGATGGCAGACCTTGACGACTTCATCAAGAACATCCCTAAGTACAACGATGGCATTGATGACGTAGTTAAAAAAACAGTCCTCAAGCTATCAGAAAAGATTGTAACTAGAACGCCTGTCGGCAACCCCGGCCTTTGGGAGTCAAGCGCTCCATCGGGCTATGCAGGCGGCAGGGCTAGAAACAACTGGTTCCCCTCTTTCGGTGATCCTAGCAACGAATCTACCGAAAGCACTGCAAACGAATCGCTAAGTCGAGTGTTGTCCATCTTAGATCGAGTGCCGGGTAGTGTGTTCTTTCTTACGAACAATCTGCCATATATCCGGCGACTTGAGTATGACGGATGGTCTACACAAGCACCCAGAGGGATGGTGCGGGTAACTCTGAGAGAAGCCCAGCAAGAAATAAAACGCGCTGCAAAGCAAAACCCAGATATTAGATAGAGGAAAAAATATGGCAAGCGGAGCTTTCACATCAGCAGGGACTAAGATTAGTCTCACCTCCACTGCCCCAACTACTTACGATGACAACTCAACAGACGGCCTCCCAAGTCTCACTTACACAGAGATTGGTGAGGTTTCCGATCTAGGAGAGTTCGGTCGTGAGTATGCAGAAGTCACGTTCAACCCGCTAGGCGACCGCCGCACTGTAAAGCGTAAAGGCTCTTACAACGACGGTAACGTAAGCATGACTGTTGCTCGTGTTACTTCAGATGCAGGGCAGTCAATCCTACAGACCGCACTTGATGACGATGCAAGTTATTACTTCGACGTTGAACTTCAAGACGGCACACACCTTTACTTTGCCGCTCAGGTTATGAGCTACACGACTAACGTCGGGTCAGTAGACCAGATCACGACTGCAAGCGTAACCCTCGGCATCACCAACGACATCTTCGAGGTATAAAACAATGGCAGCAAGTGGCGCATTCACAAGCGCAGGCACGACCATTGAGATCAGTGACTCCCTGCCAGCTACGTATGACGTTTCTGGTTTCGGAGGACTAAGCTACACCGTTATCGGTGAAGTGTCTGATCTTGGTGAGTTTGGCCGCGAATACGCAGAAGTTACCTTCAATCCACTCGGTGATCGTCGGACTGTTAAGCGCAAGGGCAGTTACAACGATGGCAA